GGTAATTGTTTTAATTCTTTTAATTTGGCTTGTAAATCTTGTAATTTATCTACGGTGTCAGCAACATTTTTAATACCTGCTAATGCTACTTCATATGCTCTAGGATGTTGGCCTTCTTTTGCTACATCTAATATACCTTGTATAGCTTCTTGGCCTCTTTCAATTAAATTATAGTAATTTTCTCTACTATATTTGTAATCGTTATCAACGTCTTCTTTTTGTTTATCTTCTTTACGAGGCACTAAAGGTTTAAATTCTTTTTCTACCTTTTCTACTTCTTTTTCAATGCCAAGTATTTCGTTGACTTTTTCTTCTAATTTGCTCATATAACTATTTATAGTTATAGTTTCATACCTTTAAAGTAAGCAGGTAAACCTAAATGTGGTCGGCCATCAAATAAATTTTTTTCAGCGCCTTTTGATTTTTGATCATTGTAATGTAAAAATACTTGAGCACAATCTTCACCTAAAAATACTTCTCGCCAATGTTCTAATATCATACCTTTGTAAACTAACATATCACCAGGTTTTAAAACAACTTTAGTGCCAGCATTTTTTGTTACTGGAGGAAATCCATCACTTGGTAATCCAACATTTTTCTTTGGTTCTAAATAAATTGGCCATTCGTCACCGCCTAAATTCATTGTCGTTGATATTTCACAACTAAACCTATCTTTATGTCTGTTTAATATATCACCTTTTTTATAGATACGAGCATAAGAATAAGTAGGATTTAATTTAAGACCTGTAGCTTTTTCCATTTTAGGCTGAACAGCTAGTAGTAAAGTTTCCATTGCTGTATCAGCATAATGAGAATAGGTGTTTGGCACCTGTTCATCTGTCCAAGTACCCCATTCGTGTGTGTGAGCATTAATATAACGTTCTTTATAAAATGTTTTTGCTACCTGTCTTTTCATCATAAAGTAATTAAAGACAAATTCAGCGACCTTTGTATCTATCGCTTGTTTAATCACTAAAAAATGTTTTTCTTTAAATTTTTTATTCATTATTTCATCCCTTTCGCCGTGTTAACAATATCGTTTCTAATAGCCTGTAAGTTAAAGTGTATAAATCTAAATGGCTCAATTCCCATATCTACAGCAAATTCGTGTGCTACATAAGCAGGAAAAAATATTAAAGTTCCTGGTTTAACACTATAATGAACTTGGTCCGACATTATACCAATTTTATTTTTATCTTTTTGTGGTAATTTTGTCATCATAGCACCAGTCCTAGGATCGTGAAAAATAGGATAAGATGTTTTTTTTGAACACTTTAAAAAATAGAAACCAGATATATGATTATCCCAATGAACGTGTGTGCTGTGGTGACCGCCACCTTTTTTAGCAAATTCTTGTACCCAAAATTCTGTAAAAAATGCTGTATATTTTTCCATATCATAACCCCATTCATCTAAAAGATTTAATGTCGTAGCGCCAATATATTCTTCTAATTTTTTTATTCCAGGGTCACCATTTAAGGGTGTTGAGTGATAACTCAATCCGTGGTCTTTAACTTTTAAATAATCTTTATTACCTAAAAACTTTTTTCTTTCTTTTAAAACACTCTGCTGATTTATCTCTGCCTGTTTTATAAATTTATCTGTAGCTTTAATCGCTGATTGTAAAAATTCTGGTTTGTGAATACTATATACTGGTGTTTGAAAAAACCAAGATGTATCCATAATATCTTTGTTATCGTTCATTTTTGTTTCCTTTTTCATATATATAACCTATTTAAAAGGCCATCCTATATTCCATATTACTAATGAATATCTTGTGCCCCTAGTTACCGGCTCAACTCTATGCCAAACAAAACTAGGAAAAACAATAATTGATCCACGAGGTCTTATTTCTGTACAACTATGGATTCTAGCTTTTCTGTTTCTTTCCCAATCAACTTGATTTCTAAAATCAAATTGTAAATTTCCACCATCATATTCGTCAGGATCATTAAGACTAATCGTAACTGATAATTTTCTTATTTTGCCGTGTGAGTTTGGATCTTTTGGTTTATTATAAGGAACTTCCCAACTATCACAATGCCAGCCATAATATTGACCTACACCATATTTTGTAAATTGACAAGACTCAGAAAAATCCCATTCAAAATTCCAACCTGCTAATCTATTTGCATCGTGTACATAAGGGTGTATTTCTTTGTAAATCCAACGATCATTCATCCAAACAATGTCAGATTTTCTTTTCTTTTGTATGTTTTTAATTACTGATTTTTTTAAAGAACCATCAGCTTTTCTACTTGTTCCATCGTCTCTATCAGCGCCACCTGTAATGGCCATTTCAGCCTTTTGAGATTTACCGTGTTCTATTATTTGATCACATAGTCTATTTGATAAGGCAGATTGAAAGTAATAATAATAATTTTTTAAATTCATACCTCTATATATCCGTTTTTAATTTACACTCTTTAAGTCTTCAGGTGAACTAAAATGAAACCATCCAGTTATGATATATTTTTCTTGTGTTTCTGATATTATACCTTTGTGTGTGTGAGTAAAATCAGAGGGCCAAATTAGTGTTAAACCTTTTTTTGCTTGAAACTTTTTCTTTTGATATAAAAACTCTGTGCCAGCATTTTTTACATCATTTAAATATGTCATAAAAACAAAAGCTCTTTTAGATTGTACAGAGTCATTGTTAAATCTTTCACAATGCCAAGTATAGTAGCCCTCACCTTTTTTATAATATTGTATATTGGTGGGTTCTTTAGTGGTTACATAATAATCTAAATTATAATAATCTAGGTATTGACAAATAAAATTACTTAAATTAGAAAAGTATTTTTTAACAATTGAGTTTTTTGATTGATTAAAAACATAAACATCTGTTGATTTTTTATCTGGTGAATCAGAACAATTACCAACCTTTCCAGGTTGTTTGTATTCGTTATTTTCTTTGAAATAATTTATAAGATTATCACAAATAGTTAAATCATCAATTTCAAATTTTTTAATAAATGTTTCTGCCATTTTATAACATAATATAACAAAATTAACTAAAAGTCAATGTTAATTAAAGTCTAACTTTTTAGTGCTTGGTACCTAACTATAACAATACCTTTTCCACCATTACCAGCTGGGTCATTTAAAGAGTTAGGAGCACCCCCTCCACCACCAGTATTTGCTGTAGCTGGTGATCCTGCTGTGCTCGGGTTAGCAGCAGCTTGACCTGCCGGGCCACCGCCACCTATACCACCTTCACCACCTGGTTGAGCAAAAGGATTACCACGTCCTCCTCCACCACCTCCGGCAAAATATTGTTTACATCCTGGTCCTGACTCACCTACTGCTGGATTAATTTGTGTTCCGTGACCGGCACCACCGTTAGCAATTGATGGACCGCCACCTGATCCTGCTGTAGCGGCACCACCGCCTCCGCTACCGTGTTGGTCGCCATTAGGATTTGGTGGAGGAGTATTAGCTCCGTCATTACCTTGAGGTGGACTTACTGGAGGAGTATTACCTGATCCACCTTGTCTATTATATCCACCACCACCAGCACCGCCACCAGAGCCACCATTTTTTCCTACAAATGGTGATAAAGAACCACCACCAGCGCCACCACCTGCTGATGTGATTGTTGAAAATACTGAATTACTACCATTTTGACCTGGTGCTTCGTTTGGACCAACACCGCCATTACCGCCACCACCTACCGTGACAGGAATACTACCACAAGCTGCTGGTATACATAAACTCGTTGATGATTTTGCTGGACTTGCTGAATAACAACCAGAGTGAGGGGCATTATGTGATTCTCTATAACCACCTGCTCCACCACCTCCACCAGAGTTACCTGAGCCACCACCGCCTCCGCCACCACCAGCGACCACTAAATAATCCATTTTTCCTGGTGATTCAGGAGATTTTGTCTGTACGGAAAAAGTACCATCTCCTGTAAATGTGTGAATTTTATAAATGCCTGAGGTTGTTATTGTTCCTCCTGTGGCTTCTACAACTGCATCTGTGTTGTAAACAGGATTACCAGTAGCACTTGGTGTATCACCTTTAGTGCCGTTTACTTTAACTAACCAACCTTTGGCAGCGTCAACATAAACAACTTCTACTATTGAGTCATTTGTTGATAAAACTACGTCTTGTGTTGATGTACTATCAACATTGTTTCCACTAAAATCTAATATACAATTGTTAGTAGCAAATGTACCTGAATAATCAACTAAAATTACCGTATCACCTCTACTTGGTGATGTGGGCAGTTTAACCTCTATGACACCTGTATTTGTATCTAAAAAATAACCTTTACCAGCAACTGCTGTTAATTGTGTTGAGCCGTCGGCCACGGTAACTGCTTGCCAATCTGTACCTGCTGTAATAGAACCACCTAATGATACAGCATTACCATTTATTGTTATTGTACTATTTGCTAATTTAGCATTTGCTATTGAGCCTGCTAATTGAGCATTTGTTATACCACCAGCTAATCTATCAGAAGCGATAGTGCCTGGTGCTATTTTACCTGTTTCAATTGTGTCATCAGCTAATTTAGCGTTGGTAATAGTGCCTGGTGCTATATCAGCCGCCACTATCTCAGCGTCTTTAATTGATTTTGCTGTTATTTTATTAATTGGCATAATTCTTTTCTCTCTATTATTTATACTATTTATTCGTCTTTGTCCGTTGATACATTATACTTTTTACTATCTTCAAAAAAGTCAATGGTTGTTGTAAATCCAAAGTCATCATCAGCGTCTGCCGTTGTAGGGCTAGGCACAACAATAAT